CCGTTAGCTAGAACTCCTGTACCAGACGGATCAATCTGCAATCCGTTGTTGCCTGAAGTCACATAGCTAACATCTGGCCTTGGGTTACGCACCGCTTGAGGATCATTAACTGGATACAAACCTAACGACAACTGCGGCTGATCAGGCTCCCAGCATGTGGGGCAAACCTTGATGTTGACGTTCTTGGTTTTAATAACCAGTGTCTTTAGCTGCTTTAACTTATACCGAAAACCACAGCGGTCGCATTCTGCGATTGCGTATTTACCAGAAGCAAACTGACTAGGCATGGTCGCTCCTTAGTAAAACATCTGTCTCGGGACTAACCGCAACGGCGCCTTTTCACGGTCTTCGTCAGCAGCCAACTGCCATTGCTGTTCATAGTCAGCTTTGAGCATGGCGATTCGGGTGGGGTCTACGTTCGGCAACTTCATGGACAGATTGAAAGCCAACCCAGCCACCATCGCGGGCATCATGCGGAACGGCACATCCTGACCATTGATACCGTTGCCAGCATCCTGCATACGGCGCAAGCGCCAGTACACAAAGGTATAAGTTTGGCTGTTATCAGGCGTGGGCCACACATGGATACGCGGCGGGACGGTCTGCCCTGTTGAATCTGTAGCACCAGAACGGCGTTGAATCCAGACCTGAATTGGTCGCCCAACGGCATTCTTGTTGGGGATCATCGCGTACGAAGATTCGCTGATCCGGCTGATATTGATGTCAGTCTGGTTTTGCCCAGTGCCCGTGCGGATAACGTGATCCAAAAGATCAACCGTATCGACAGGTAAGTTGTACGTAATCGTAGGAGTTGGATAGGTGTATGCAAGGGTAATTTGCCCCTGTTCAACCGTCCACATATTGATGCCACGATTTGCCCACTCCATCGTAAGCAAGTTCAGAGAACGACGAGCCGTACGAAGATCGTAGCCCGAGCGCAACTCCTGACCACAGCGTTCAAACGCCTCCTCGACCAGTTGGTTTAGGTCGAGGTTAAAGTCATACGTATCTGTGGTTTTATAAGCCATTTATTTACTTCCTATACGCAGCAGTTTTTTTAGCCACGTTTTTAGGTTGTGGAACAAACTGCTTTCCTGCGGCTTTACCGGCTCGCTTGGCGCGGGTGCTGGCTGCGTACTCTTGCGGGGAGAGCGCTTTAATGGCGGCTTCTGGGAGGTATCTTTCACCCGTTGCCTTGCTGCCTTGCGTAGATGGTTTACCACTTTTCGTGCGCCACTTTTGGTCCGTCCACGCTTTGAGGCTGGCTTGAGATTTTGCGAGTCCACTCACTTATACCCCCCGCCAGCTTTCTTGTACTTCAAAGCTAACATCTGTGCTTTACGTGCAGACCATTGACCCGGCGCTCCACCCTTACCACCAGCTTTAATACGATTAAAAAGATTCTTGCGCATGCCCGGTTTGGTGTAGTTACCGGCTTCATTGACGTGACTAACCGTGCCACCCTTCTTGTACATGGTGACATCGTTCGGGTCATCCTTGCGAACAACCGTCTTGGCTTTAGGCATCTTGGAGGGGGCGATTGCCCCCATCCCGCGCGAGGCCATCATCAGACGTAACGCCCTTTGGTTTTGCCGCGTTGCGCAATACCGTCAGCACGTTTAGATGCGGAAGAAACAGAGCCGCCCTTTTTCATATGAAACCCCTTAGGCAACGCCCCTGTAGGCGTGCGGATTTCACGTTGGCGACGCGCTTCAGCTATGGTTCGAGGGCCAGCGCCGGTATTACCACTGCCACCTTCGCCACCACCAAACACCGCAGCGCGAGCTGCACGACGTGCTGGACCGCCTTCGCCACCTGCATATTTAGCAGGAGATGCGCGTTCAATCTTAGAACGAATTGCCTCGTCTGACATAGGTTCATCCGGTAATACAGGGTCATATTTTTTAGGTGCTGCTACCGAAACTTCTTCTGCGTCGCTTCCACTTTCCCCCGAAGAACGAAGGCCACCTACATCTTCCTCACGTTCAAACGCTGCGGAATCACCTTTTTTCTTGCTAAGCAAATAAGCAGCAGCGCCAAGTCCGGCTAACCCTGCTAAATCACCACCACGTAAGCGTGCCATTTATAGCTCCTTTAGCAAGTACGACCGCCACCAGCCATCTTAATCATGGTGCCTTTGGTTTTACCTTTGACCTCGATACCGCCGCCACGAGCGTATTTCTTCGCAGCAGAACCGCCTTTACCGTACGGGGCCATAGCCATTTGATCTTTTGCGATGTCTTTCTTGGAGCGCATCATGCCGCCCTTTTTCATCGCGCCCATTTCAGCGGCTTCGTGTTTAACCATAGAAGCAGGTGCGCCCTTCTTTTTCATAAAGGACACTTCCTTCTTTACCATTGCTTTGGATTCTTTCATTTCGCCACCTTTATTAAATTTGCGGCCTTTATCCGCAGACAAAAAATCCTTCCCTACGGAGGAAGGCACACCAACCTTTTTAGCGAAAGATGGGTTAGATGCCACCGCCGCCATGAAATTGTGTTGTTTCTTACTAGTACTAGGCATTGCTTTGCCTCCTACATCAGCCGATTTGCCACCTGTTGTCCAAGTGCCAAAAACAGATTTCATACAAACTTACCGCGAGTTTTTCCGCGCTCAGCACATCCATCTGCACGGGCTGAAGCAGAAGACACAGAACCCCCAGCCTTATACCCAGCTTGGTTGTATGCCTCTTGATCGCGTACGCTTTGCGGCACTTTCTTAAAGTCGGCAATCGCGCGTTTAAAGTCTTTGTCCGCTCCGGCTTTGTACGTAGTGGACATCCCGCTTATCACGTCACTACGCGCATTCGCCGCTTCTTCTGCGCGTTTACGCGCATCTTCCATCTTTGCTTTGTAATTAGCCACGCTTTAACCCCTTAAGAGTCTGTGCTAAACGAGCACGTTGCCCCATTTTGCCGGGGGCTTTAGCAGCTTTTGCTAATTTCTTAGCAGGTATAGGTTTATCGCCCTTAACGCCAAGAGCCGAACGCAAAGCACCGGGTTTTTTAATTGCTTTCTGAATCCATTTCTCAGCCATCACACCACCCCGTTAAAATTTTATGGGCACGCCTTTGCCCACGAGAAAACCAACGACTAAAGCACCAAGAAGCACCAAGAATTTTTCAATAAAAGTCTTACCAACTTTTTTGTAAAACTCATCTGATAGCTCTTCGATAGCAATCCTTGCCGCTTCTTTGGCAATCAATCGTTCGCGGTCTGTTAGCTCAAGATCGTTCATCTCAACACTTCCACGCCCGAAGGCTTTTGTTAATACGTGAATTTGGGTCGTTCGCTGTCTTTGCTGAAGTCAACTTCTTCTTCATACCGCTCATGCGGGCACAGAAGGACGCCTTTCTTGGACCGCCCTCCGGTTGTGGTGCTTTCAACCCGGGCTTGCCCGGATTGGCGCGATTGTACGAGGCTCGCCCCTTGGCGTTCAGGCCACCAGAGGGGTTCTTGCCTTCTTTGCGTTGCCATGCTGGAGTCTTAGCCATTACGCTGCGTCGCTCAAGGTTTGTTCAACAGGGGTTAGCATCGGATACAAGATGTCGTTACCAAAGTCGCTCAAGTATTCATGCACCCCCATGTGACCAAGCTTGATCGTCGGGTCAATCCAAATGTCGAACCCTGCTGCACGGGCACGATCACAGAATAAGAAGTCTTCACCGATGTAGCCTTGTGGCGTGGTCAGGAAGTCAAAGTAAGCATGAAGTATCTTGTCGCTGTTGGTGTCTTTGTGCGCCCACTCAGGGTGGTCATCACGCAACTTTTCAAACACCTTGCGCTGAATCATCATAAAACCAGTGGCAATACGGTGAGCTTTTACATTACCCATCGGGTCCATACTCACCGTACCTTCGGTACCATTTACACCTTCACCGCCATCAAGCGAGAGGATGTACACCTTGCCCTCTTTACGGGCTTGGTAAGCGCCGCCAACAATGGCTTTGCTTTGGTTCCACGCGAGCAAACGGATCACTGAATCTGGATCAAACGTCATGTCCGAATCAATGAACATCAGATGATCGCAATCAGACTGCAAGAACTCGTACGCAATAAGGTTCCGCGCACGGGACACAACAGAACAGCCGCAGATGCTGCTGACCTGAATATGAATCCCATGCTCCAACACTTTCTGAGCAAGCTGCATTAACGATACTGCCATCTTCAAACCTACCTTATGGTCGTAGGCTGGAAGACCAATCATTACTTTTTTGCCAGCAAGATCGAAACCTTTTTGGTTTTGCACGAATCACCCGTAGAAAATTGTTAGACCAGTTTGGTTACTAAGCTGCCCGTAAATACCATTCAGAGCCAACAAGCCTTCGCCCGGAATAAGCATCGTCTGGTTCTGCGGCACACCTGAAGTTGTGAGTGCAGCCGTATCAATAGACATGAGCCAACGTCCGTTTGCAGCGGTGAAAGTGCAAGCGGTGGCGCTAGCAATAGTTCTGCTATTGATATCAGTAATCGTGAAGGTGCTTGAGTTGGTTACGGTAACAACATAGTTGCCGTTCGTTGCCGAAACACCAGCATTGGTGGCAAACGTAATACCGATACGATCACCCGTGTTTAAGCCGTGAGCAGCACTCACTACAGTAACCGTCGTGCCTGATTGAGTGTAACCAGTAGCCGCTGCTGTAGGCGCAGCAGTTACATCCCACATATTAATCGTGCCCGCAGTCGAAGAAGACGTGTACATCAGCCCCTTCAAGCGAGTGCGATAGGTGGCAACAAACCCAGAGCTATTTAGGTGCCCTGAATAGACATCTGTCTGCATAATTAATCTCCTAAGAAGTTAAACAAGGGGGCCGAAGCCCCCTAGAGATTAATTAGTTCTGGTTGTATGCTGGGTTGGCTGCACCGTCAGAGCCGCGCACAACGTACGTAACCACAATCGTGCCCGCACCAGTCGTAGCAGCCGATAGCGTGTAGGTCACAATCGCGTCAGTCGTACCAACGTTATTGATCAAACCAGCAGCAGTCGCGCTTGCAGCGCCGAGCGTAAACGCAACAACACCGGTAGTGGTGGTTGGAAGCGTCGCAGTGTTTGTGATGTCAGTTGCGCCAATCGACAACTTCAACGTGCCAGCGCCGTACAGCGTCGTGCAGTTAAATGCAATCGAAGTGATTTGTGCGCCAGCAGGAAGAACAAAAGCTGTTGCAGCAGTGCCAGTCGTTGCGATTGCAACGCTTTGGGACACAACAGTTGCGCCCATGTTACGAATTGTTCCAGCAGTCGAGCCGGTCGTGTTTTTAACGGTACCGAGTAACCACGGTCCAAGATGAGTAGCGAAACCCATTTAAATCTCCTTATGCACAAGTCGCCATACCATCAGTGCACTGTCCTCTAGGTAGGTTGGTATGACTAAAATCCTAGCTAATTAGATACTACACTAAAAAACAAAAAAGGGGGGTTCTTAGGCCCCCCTTTCGTACTACTTACGCACCTTGCGAACCGAAGATTCCAAGGGGATCAGACCAGCCGAAGCTATAACGCTCACGGCTCTTGTAACGGACGTTACCGGTATCGAAGTCTCCGTCCATGCTGTTCGACAGCGGGGTACGAACGAAGTGCTTCAAGCCGTTAGGCACGTCAGTCATCAAGAACCAGCCGTTCGGGTCGGTCAAGAAGTGGTTGATACGATACCCTTCAGGAACCGAGCCATTGCTCTTGAGCGCGTTGACGTCGTTGTCAGTCGTACCGACGCGGAGTTCGGTTTCTAACAAACGAGTAGCAACGAATTGCAGCGCTGGGGGAACAATCAACTTACGGGGTTTAGCGGCGATCAGCAAACCACGCTCGTCCGTCCAAGCAGCGATCTGGATAACGGCGGCTTCAAGCGAAGTCTCGTTCAGGTCAGCTTGGGTTGCGGGAGTGTTGCTGTTAACGCCACCCGAAACAAGCGGGTGATCCGTGGCGCAAAGAACCTTACCGTCACCACCGGTGTAACCCGAGGTAAAGGCATTGTTCAGAATTGCGGCACCTTTCACTTGCTTGGTGTACGCCATAGCACGAGCTAACGATTTGGTGTAACGAGCCGACAAGCTGTCGTACAAGTTATCCTCGATGGCCTCTTCGGTCAGCGAGAAACCCAAAGCGATGGTTTCGTGTTGGTAACGAGCCGTCCAAGCTTCTTGGGCGTTGTCA